TCAAATAACCAACTTAACCCATTCCTGACCTCGAGTATCGTTATAGCGATCGGTGGTTGCCTGGACTTTATGCCCTAGTAATGTTTTTGTATCGATACCCTGTGCACGGTACAGCCGTTCTGATAGAGAGCGTTGTTCATGAAATGTTGGCGGAGTTTTTCCTGCTGGTGGAATTATTCCAGCCAGATCCCGTGCTTTGGCAAAGTAGTCGCTCAGGTTGTCTTTACTCATCGGCTTCGGTTGTTTCTGGTGCCGACTATGGATTAGGTATGGACTTAATATTCTGTCTCGGCACCCATCAATAACTTCTTTTAACGTTATCCCAATGGCATCACAGCGTAGTGTAAGCGGTAACGCCAGACGCATTCCGGTTTTTCCCTGGGTGATATGCAAGTGTTCGTTCCACACATCTGAAAAACGCATGTGGCAAATGTCATCACGGCGCTGACCAGTAACAATCGCAAGAAGCATTGCGTTACGGATAAAGTGTTTTTCAGGCGTTGCGTTGTAAATTTTTTGCCAGTCTTCCAGGGTGAGTCTGGCTCTGGTTACTTTAGGGATCGGTTTACGGGTAGCCTCCGGAGGATTCCATCCAGGAGGAACTTCTCCTGCATGCTGTGCTTCTTTATAAATATCAACCCATAATCCACGATTTACTCTCGCTGTGCTGACCATGTCTTTATCCAGCCACTCATCCAGTATTAATGCAAAGTCTCTTACTTCCAGTTCTTTCAATGGGTGGTTTCCCAGACGGGAAACCAGGTATGCAGCCATTCGAGTTTTTTCTTTGTGAGTTGTAGCTGCAATATCTCCATTTTTCAGTCGCGTGTCCTGTATTTTCAGATATCGATCAACCCATGCCTTTAATCTGATACCCCGACGTTTTGTTGCTGACGGACTTTCATCAATTTTGCGCATGAAATATTCAGCTTCTGCTGAAGCTATTCGCTGATTGGCTGTGGAAGCGATTTTTTCTGCCTTACCTTTGTCTGTTCCGAGTCCGTGAAATTTTCCAGTCACAGGATTTTTATACTGGTAGTAAACTCTGCCAGTTCTGCGATCAAACTTTTCGTAAAGACCGGCTACGTCAGTGCTGTTTTTTCGTGGCCTCGGTGACATGAGTTAAAACCTCCTTCAGTGCATCATCATCGCCAGTATGAATTTCCGGCGCAATTCCCGTTTCACCAGGCCCAACAAATACTGCTCGGCGATCTATCAGCCAACGCCCACGAATTTTTTGTGGTCTTGGAACGATGTATCCTAGTTTTCCGTATTTCACCAGGGTAGTGTTTGTTATTGGGAGACTGAACCGTTTTGGTTTCCACTCGTCGAGCGTTATCAGGTACTGTTCGCTCATGGCTATCACTCCGGAACGCGCCAGTTGCAGAATATCAACGACAACTGGCGACGGTTGAACATTAAAAATCAGCCTGACTCGGGATCAGTTTTTGCCAGATAACTGAAACGTATTTTGCCTGGTAACGGGCGTCATCAAGTGCATTATGGCGCTCACCTTCGAATGGAATAGCCGTTCTGGCATCGAAGTCTATGGCTTTCCCCAGCTCAACGATTGTGCGTACATCGCGATCGTTGCAGTATTGCCACGGACAGGGGATGTTCAGACGTTCGTATGAAGTGCGTAAAATTGCGTTATCGAAAGCTACGCCATTTCCCCATACCTGAACGAATTTTTCATCTGAGTGTTCGTTGATGAACTCCCGAAACAACAACAGTCCATCTTTCAGTTTTGTCTGGTCTGTTAAAATTGCAGATCTGGCCTCGCTGGACTGCGCCAGCCACCATTCGATAGTGCCGCCATCAGGAACCGCGCCTGTGTTCATTGCATCAACCAGACTGATAACGATATAAAATACCGGCCCGATTTCTCCTGTCTGTGGGTTGAAGAATACTGCACCAATAGCCACGATGGGCGCACTGGTATTAGTTCCCATTGTTTCAAGGTCGATCATCAGATGTTCACACGTTCCGCTGGTGGATGTGATTTTATGATGACCGTTCATCACAATTAAGGGATTTGCCGTCTCGCCAGTTTCATCACTGCTATTGCCATGCTGAGCGTCACCAGCGCTCTCTTCACGAGAATGCTCAGTGCTTTCCATTTTCTCCGAATCTTTTTCAGCCAGATTTTCTTCATCGAATGTTTCCTGATATGTTGTGTTACCCATAACAGGCCCGTAGTCAGGACATTTTCCACCGCCAGTCCGGCCGCAAGTATTGCAGCTTTTTTCAGTCTCCTGTTGTGCTGTTGGCTCATACTGTTGCACTTCTGGTCCATTTTGTTGCGCATCCGGACTGTTTTGTTCCGCTTTCTGGTCGTTCTGTTCCGTTTCTTGCTGATTCTGGTACACAGAATCGCGAGTCTGGATCCCCTCAACCCACTTCGGATCATTCGGGTCGCTAATTCCTTCAATAAATTCACCGCGTGATGCAGCAAGCACTTTGTCGGCATCAGGCAGATTTTCTGTCTCCATTTTTTTATTTGTTTCGACCGTGTTAACTTTTACCGGCTCTGGTTGTTCAGAGTTTTGTGCGGCATTGGTATTTTGCGGTAAGCCTGTGTATGTGCCATTTTTTCGGGCGACGTATTCTTCTTTGGTGATTTCAGTAGCCCCGGCAGCCAGCGCCTTATTCAGACCAGACAGTTTGTTTGCGCGACCGTATTTTTCGCCGTCCTTATCGGTAAAGAGGAAGTAGAACGGTCCTTCACGCTCTACAGATGGTTCAGCTTCCAGTGCGCTTTCATTTTTTTGGGTGCCAGATACTTCTGTTTCCACTGCATCAGTTTGTGTTGCTGACGACCGGAGAACATCAGCAGGACTCTGATCCGTTTCTTCATCTTCAAACACGCCTTTTGTCGTCAGGTATTCAGTAATGTATTTGTTCAGTGCCACAGAGTCTTTGTGAATGTCGATCGGACGTTCACGGACAAGGCCAAAAATAGTCTGGCGGTCGTAGCGAAGGGCATCAGGCTGTTTGCGCATTGATGCCGAGATACGCTTCCAGTCTTCGCGGTCGTTGTCGATAACTTCATTTTTTGCCCAGCGATGGATGCTGCCGTCAATGTTTCCGGCATCCACATCACCAGGCCAGAGAGCGTAGGCCAGTTCGTCATCCAGTGTTTTCCATGTCTGCCTGTATTCGCGACGAATGACAGCAGTTACGGAGCCAGTTTTTCCTGCAGAGTTTTCAGTGCCTTGCCGGTTGACTCTGGCGCGGGCAAGATCGACGACGGAATTATATGCTCCACCTTCTTTGCGCTCCTTTTCCATGCGTTTTTTACGTTCGAGAAAATACGCCTGAACGTCGGGCCATTTGGCTGTTGGTTTTAAATCACGTCTGGCGTCGTTGATGTACTCAGTCTGACGCTCAGGATACATGGCGTTAATTTCTTTAGTCCTGATAATTGCTTCAGTGAGGTGTCCATCAAAAGTCGTCATCTCGTCATCGCCGAGAAGCCCGCTTGCATTGATGACCATATCCACGGTGATGTTTTCATGTGTACCGAACCTGACAAGGACAGCAGCCCGCTTGTCTTCAGATAACTGATTAAAGTTAACAGTTTCTGTATCCGGTTCAGGGGCGACCGGAACAAAGGAATCCGACTCCTCATTCCAGCGGTTTTCCTGCATATATTCGGAATCCCAGGAATCGAGAGCAGGGCGGGCCATGCCGGGTTTATCCTCGCAGACAAGAAATTTATAAGCACAGTCCTGAGCTTCCGGGTATTGTTCCAGAAATAACCAGCTAAATTTGGCTCTTGCCCGGCGTTCGTCGCCTGCTTCAATGGCAGTGGCCACAGGTTTAGCGCCTTCTGCTGTTGCCTGTTCGTCCGGAATGGCGGCGCAAATAAAGACTTTACTCATTTTGTTTTAACCTCATTACAGATTTAAGGGTGAACAAATCCCTGCCATTGCTGACATATAAGAATCAAATCTGATGTATTCATTAAGCTGAATGTCGTATTGTGGCAGTTATTTTATTACTGCTCACCATGACTCTGCTTTTACAGGTAAACCATCACGACCAAGGAAGACTTTAATCATGGTTTCCTTAATACAGTGTTGTGTGGAAAAATCACGAATATAGAGCCGTTGTTTTTTAATGTTGTTTACCGAAGCAATATATGTTCTTCCTTTATGAATAACATAATCACCGGGAGTCACGCACTGACGAGGAATCTCATCAGTTCCGAAGTGATGAGCAATCATAATTATCTCCATTTTTACAAATGAACTTTGTTGATGCGGTGCCCGGTGCCTCCAGGTGACGTTAACCAGTTAACAATTAACGCCGGATACAGAGAATCCACCCATAACACTGTTTTTAGTTTTAACTGTTCCGCGTGCGCTCAGCCGCATTCACCGCATCACAAAATTCACTTTAAAAATGGCGGCAGAGCAGTCACGTAGTAAAACTGATACCGCCAAACGTCACCAGAAAATTGATAACAGAGGGCGTTGCAGCGTGGTTGTCACTTAAGCGTATGGTCAACCTGACAACCCGGTGTCCTCAACGGGGGAAGGAATAACCCCGCCATACTTACCGCCGCGCCATTTCGCGGATTGCCACAACCGGAAGCGCACGGTCGACGAAAATTTAACGACAGGCTATCTGTGAACTAGAAACCTCGCCGTGCGCTTTCGCGTTATGCCCTGACTTTTCAGGGAAATATCCTTTCAGTAAACTGTCAGTGCCGGATGCTCACCCGTGTCCGGCGCACGCACTCCACCTCACCCGTGGAGAACTCCTTAATTACCAACCTTAGCTTCGTTGGTTAGCTATTAACGCGGGTATGTAATCATTCTGGCAATGCTTAATGCCGCTGCTTTTTCCAGCCTGGTGATATCCTGCTCCAGAGCGGACAGATTTTCAGCCTGCTTAGCCCTGGCTTCATTGGCCCATTTCAGGTTCTGCGCTGCCTTAATTTTCTGGTGCATCCACTCATAAAGTTCATCATCGGTATAGTCTGGCGCGATGATGACGGGTTCTCGTTTCTGCATACTGATTCCTCGCGGTGTTGTTTCGCTTATCAGCCGTTAGATTTTGCCGAACTGGAAAGCGCCTGTTTAAATTCGCTGAAGCTGAGAGTTTCTTCGCCTTCGGCAAGGCCTTCGAAGTATTCTTCGTAAGCCTTTTTCATGATTGTGTCGAAATCCATATCACTCACCTGAGTTTCTTTCCAGCCAGCGACGGGCACCATTTTCGGTTTTAAACGTTTTGCTTTTGGTATACGTCATCGCGGTGAATGTGCCGTCCTGGTTGGGAAACACGCCGTACACCAGAGATTCGTTGTTGCCAAGATCGATAGTATCCATGCTGACCTCATTTCCCCTTAACGCCGGGGTAGCGGAACTGTTTGCTGAGAACACCGTGCGGTGTCTTGATGGAGATTAATTTAGAATAACCTAACAAATGTGGCAAGTGTTTTTTGTTAGATTGATCTAACAAAAAGAGTGAGGGAATCTAAGTATCTGAAAGGAGAGTTATTTTATTGATTTGTTTTTACGTGCTTTAAGCATTTCTTCGAAGAGTTTATTGAAATTCTCTACTCTTGCGCGCATTTCAGACAGTAAGGCTTCCTGCTCGGAGGAGGGAAGAGCATCGAATAATTCGATCAATTCTTTGTGGCTGGGAGTTAACTCGGTTTCCACATGAAGTTCTTGTGCTGGCACTGGTGCCTTGTCTTCGTCACCAAACATTAGCCATGTAGGCGAGCACTTCAGCGCATCAGCTAAAGCAAATAACCGCTTCCCGACCGGTTGGGTTTCGTCTCTTTCCCATTGTGAAATTGTGACGTGAGCTACCCCAGCGAGGCGTGCAGCTTCTCGTTGTGTTAGGCGTAATTCTTTTCGTCGTGCCAGAACTCGCTGGCCTAGGGTTCTTGTATCCATAGTTAGGTAATTCTAATTTTTCTTGACTTAGGTATCCCGTGCACATTACTGTTAGGAATATCTAACAAGAGGGGGTTTTGATGCTTAAAGTTGACGCAATTACTTTTTTTGGCAGCAAAACAAAACTTGCCAATGCCGCAGGAGTGAAACTGGCAAGTGTTGCTGCATGGGGGGAACTTGTTCCTGAAGGTCGCGCGATGCGCCTGCAAGAGGCATCCGGCGGGGAACTTCAGTACGACCCCAAAGTTTATGACGAATATCGTAAGGCAAAGCGGGCGGGGCGGTTGAACAATGAAAATCACCCCTGAACAGGTTTGTGAGGCTCTGGATGCCTGGGTATGCCGACCAGGAATGACACAGGAGCAGGCGACGATATTAATCACGGAAGCATTCTGGGCTCTGAAAGAACGCCCGAACATCGATGTTCAACGCGTCACGTTTGATGATGGCGCGGTTGATCAACGGGCGCTGGGCGTCAACCGGGTGAAGATATTCGAACGCTGGAAAGCTATTGATACCAGGGATAAGCGGGAAAAATTCACGGCGCTGATTCCGGCAATTATGGAGGCTATCCGGATAAGTGATTTCAGGTTGTATCGTGAAATTACTGACGGAAAAAGCATTACATACATGATCGCCGGGTTAAACAAAGAATATGGCGATGTGGTGGAGTCCGGTCTGCTTTTGGCAGATCCCGCTGTTGTGGAGCGTGAGACTGACGAGCTTATAGAAAAAGCTATTGCTTTCAAGCATGCGTATCGTCAGCAATATCAACAAAAAGCCGGATGGAATTATGAGTCTTCTTTTTGCTGAACGCCCACTGGTTATTAACACTCAGCTGGCGATGGAAATAGGTCTGAACGAAGCCATTGTGTTACAGCAGCTGCATTACTGGTTGAGAGATACCAATTCCGGTGTGGAATGTGACGGGGTTCGCTGGATTTATAACACAACGGAACAATGGCTGGAACAGTTTCCGTTCTGGTCTGAATCAACGTTAAAACGTGCATTTGCAAGTCTGAAAACGCTGGGGCTTTTGCGTTGCGAAAAGCTCAACAAATCAAAGCGTGATATGACTAATTTTTACACGATTAATTACGAGAGTGAGCTTTTAGATGGTGGCAAAGTGAGCGAATCCATCAGGTCAAAATGCGCCGCTCCATCAGGTCAAAATGACACGATGGAAGAGGTCAAAATGGCACGCTCCATTGGTTCAAAACGACCCAATGTCATCGGGTCAAAATGGCCTGATGATCTTACAGAGAATACAACAGAGAATACAACAGAGAATACAACAGAGATTACTACAGAGAATAAAAACACTTCTCGTCCGGAAGCTTCGCAACCGGACCCGCAGACGGCTGAACAGGATTTTTTAACCCGACACCCTGATGCGGTTGTGTTCAGTGCGAAAAAACGCCAGTGGGGAAGTCAGGAAGATTTGGCGTGCGCACAGTGGATCTGGGGACGAATCGTGAGTCTTTACGAGCAGGCGGCCAGCGATGATGGCGAGATCACGAGACCGAAAGAACCCAACTGGACCGCGTGGGCCAATGACGTGCGCACAATGCGGATGCTGGATGGCAGAACTCACAGACAAATTTGCGAAATGTTTGGGCGGGTACAGCGGGATCCATTCTGGGTAAAAAACATCATGAGCCCGTCAAAGCTCCGCGAAAAATGGGACGAACTGGTCATCCGCCTGGGGCGTTCACCTGTACAGCGTTGTGTGAATCATATTTCTGAACCGGACACCGAAATTCCGCCGGGGTTCAGGGGGTAACGAACCATGAAAAATATTGCGACAGGCGGCGTTCTGGAACGTATCCGCAGACTGACCCCGCCACATGTAACCGCCCCATTCAGAACGGTAGCGGAGTGGCGCGAGTGGCAACTTGCTGAAGGCCAGAAGCGTAGCGAGGAGATCAACCGCCTGAATCGCCAGTTGCGGGTGGAAAAAATTCTGAATCGCTCAGGCATCCAGCCGTTGCACCGTAAATGCTCGTTTGCGAATTACCATGTACAGAACGACGGCCAGCGATACGCGTTAAGTCAGGCGAAATCCATCGCTGATGAACTGATGACCGGATGCACAAATTTCGCGTTCAGCGGAAAACCTGGTACCGGAAAAAACCATCTGGCGGCGGCTATCGGAAATCGCCTGCTGAAAGACGGCCAGACAGTGATAGTGGTTACTGTGGCTGATGTTATGAGTGCCCTGCACGCCAGCTATGACGACGGGCAGTCAGGCGAAAAATTTTTGCGGGAACTGTGCGAAGTGGATCTGCTGGTTCTTGATGAAATTGGCATTCAGCGTGAGACGAAAAACGAGCAGGTGGTGCTGCATCAGATTGTTGATCGCCGGACAGCATCGATGCGCAGTATGGGGATGCTGACAAACCTGAACTATGAGGCCATGAAAACGTTGCTCGGCGAGAGGATTATGGATCGCATGACCATGAACGGCGGGCGCTGGGTGACTTTTAACTGGGAAAGCTGGCGCCAGAATGTCGTCCAGCCAGGAATCACGAAGTAATTTTTACCAGGAGAAAAATTTAATGGAGACTGTTTTTGACGCACTGAAAGCAATGGGAAAAGCCACATCCATAGAACTTGCGGCGCGACTTGATATCAGTCGTGAAGAAGTGCTTAACGAACTATGGGAACTGAAAAAGGCTGGTTTTGTTGATAAGAGCGCGTACACCTGGCGTGTGGCTGATAACAACGTTCAGCAGGAACAGCCAGCGCAGGCAGAGCTGCCGGAAGAAACCACCACAGCAACAGTAGCGAAAATCTCAGAGTGCGATTTAACCGCGACGATTGAACAACGCGGACCACAAACGGCGGATGAACTGGCTACGTTGTTCGGTACCACATCACGCAAAGTAGCTTCAACGCTGGCTCAGGCAATCAGCAAAGGTCGCCTGATTCGTGTAAATCAGAACGGTAAATTCCGTTACTGCCTGCCGGGCGATGATTTACCAGCAGAACCGAAAGCCGCATCGGTAACGGGAAATGGTGGTAAAGCCTTTCCTCAGCCAGCGGGTGTTGCGTTACCAGCGCCGGAAGCTGCAATACAGGAAGAAATTAAAACAGAAACTGTGGCGGACATTGTGCAGTCGTTGCCATCGTTCACCAAAACGCGAGCCGATGACCTGACTTTACCATCGCTGCATCTGGCAAACCGCGAACTGCGCCGGGCAAAAAACCGTGTCCAGAAGTGGGAGCGAGTCTGTGCCGCACTGCGGGAGCTGAATAAACACAGGGATATTGTCCGACAGATTGTCGATTCCTCCAGTCGCGTTGTGTCGGAAAAGTGAGGCGTTTATGGGAAACGTTTTTACACCTGAATACAGGAAGCAACTGAAGGCGCGCATTGTGGAGCTGGTACAGCGGGATGGGCGGAAAACACGTAAGCAACTGGAGGATGAAACCGGAGCAACGAGGCACCTGATAGAAGTTCTGGCGAAAGAGCTGGTAGTTAGTGGCGCAGTATATGGTTCAGGACATGGAATATTTCCTTCGGAGCAGGCTCGTAAGGACTGGATAAAAGCCTGCAAAAAAATGTCGAGAGCGGCAGTGAAAAAGAAGAGCGACCCTGACCTGATTTATTCATTGCCAGATGGCGAAATACGTCGTTACAACAGACGACAGAACATAATTTGTCTCGAGTGCCGCCAGAGCGAAGCTATGCAACGGGTGCTGGCTTTCTGGAAGGGAAGTTTGCAGGAGGTGATACTGTGAGCCAAATTAACAATCAGGACTGCGTGAAGTGAAAGAGAAAACATAATCCAAATCTGAATAATTAATCTCAGCACTGTAAATAAAATTTAATCCTTAACAGGAGGGATTCCTGCACCCTCAAAACATCAGGAGGCCGCCCGAAAGGGCGGTAATGAAAAATGACTGAATTAACAAAAGAGCAATTAATCGAAGAAGCTAAATTAAAAATAGCGATTGCGAAATGCCACCCCAATTCAGGGGTGGCACGAGTAGAGGGTGAGTTATTCAAAATTGCTCTGGCATCTCTGGAAGCAGAACCAATTGCTTATATTTTCAAACATCCGGCCGGGAAATTATTCTGGGCTTTAACGGATGAAAGCAATAAAGAGCAAGCGGACGTTATTCCTGTTTATGCTGCCGCGCCTGCGTCGGTTGTGCCGGATAATGCATCAGCGTCTCTTGCTTATGCTTACAAAGAACTTACACCTGAGATTATGCGCGGTCATATCGCTGTATTCGAGCGATATGGAATAGCCCCAAACGATAGCACTACCACAATTCAGGCACTGCGAATCGCGCTGGATGGTATAGAGCGGAGCAACGCCATGCTTAATGGTGACGAACCTGTAAGCCAGACTTACAAGTTGAACGAGCTGTCGGGCAACTCTCCGGGAACTCCGGATAGTTGGATAAGCTGCAGTGAGCGAATGCCTGAAAAGAGCCAGAACGTGCTTATTTCGGTGAATATCGACAGCGAGGCTGGGCCATTAATATATTCCGCACGCTATATCGGAGACACGTTCCGACGCGGAGGTATAGCAGTTAGTCCGGGTAATGACCTTGGGCAAGCAACTCACTGGATGCCGCTACCAGAACCGCCGCTGGAGGTGAGTCAATGACCTGGCCTGAAGCATTCGCAACGATGGGAATTGCAATGGCGGTGGCGCTGGTGGTGTATTCGATTTGCCGCTGGGGATAAAAACGATTTGCGGGAAAAGGAGAGTTAAGTAGAATTGCTGCGGGTGCTTGAGGCTATCTGCCTCAGGCATGAACACCAACGGCAGATAGATAAAAGCCCCACCCGACTATAAATCGAAGTGAGGCCCCTATATGCTCGTCACATATAGATTGCCTCTTACGGACCGAAAGGTCAAGGAGAAGCAGGCTATGAAGCAGCAAAAGGCGATGTTAATCGCCCTGATCGTCATCTGTTTAACCGTCATAGTGACGGCACTGGTAACGAGGAAAGACCTCTGCGAGGTACGAATCCGAACCGGCCAGACGGAGGTCGCTGTCTTCACAGCTTACGAACCTGAGGAGTAAGAGACCAGGCGGGGGAGAAATCCCTCGCCACCTCTGATGTGTCAGGCATCCTCAACGCACCCGCACTTAACCCGCTTCGGCGGGTTTTTGTTTTTATTTTCAACGCGTTTGAAGTTCTGGACGGAGCCGGAATAGAATCAAAAATACTTAAGTAGCGCGCAGGGAGAAGAGGGATGGACCCCAAACAGGGGAGTGCTATTTATCTGGAAGGATTCTGTTGATGAAAATCGAAGAATTACGTGAAATTTTTAGTGAAGATGGCCTCTATACTGTGCGCGTTGAGAATGGCGCTATTGTCAGCCACTGCCGTATTAAATGTTTACAGTCTCAACAAAGGAAGAGTGGAGCTGCGTTAATTCATTTGGTGGATGGGCTTGTGACGGATGGTTTTATTTTGCGTGCAAATGAATTTGTCACATCGTTGCCGTCTCTGAAAGAAGCTGGGATTAAGGCTGGTTTTTCTGCTTTTGAAGATGAGTGAATTCATCTACAATTCAGCGCAGGGCTGAACCCCTGTTGAGTAACACTGTGCCACCGGAGAAAGCCGATGGCGCAAAATCCCAGATCACACAATTCTGATAATTCAGCCGCCTTTGCCAGCAGGCACGGGCGGCGTTCTCATGCATTCAAATCTGACTGGTTCCAGCACGACCCATGCACTGAAGAACAGGCCGAATGGCTGATTCAGAACTACCGCAGACGTGGGTATGAGTTTAGGAAAGCCCTCAGCCTCGATTATCGTCACTGGATAATCTACGTCAGGCTCCCTTACTTCGAACGGCCACCGCGTCCGTCCCGCACATTCCAGCAACGGATTTGGAGGTAACGTGCGGGTATTACTTCGACCTGTTCTGGTACCGGAACTCGGGCTGGTGGTCCTTAAGCCTGGTCGTGAATCCATGCAGGTATTTCATAATCCTCGAGTGCTGGTGGAGCCGGAACCGAAAAGCATGCGCAGTCTGCCGTCAGGAGCTGTTCCTGCCGTTCGCCAGCCGCTCGTGGAAGATAAATCATTACTGCCATTTTTCAGCGATGAGCGGGCTATTCGTGCTGCTGGCGGCGCTGGCGCATTGTCTGACTGGCTCCTGCGTCATGTTAAATCCTGCCAGTGGCCTCATGGTGACTATCACCACAGCGAAACCGTCATACATCGTTACGGTACCGGCGCGATGGTGTTGTGCTGGCACTGTGACAATCAGCTGCGTGACCAGACCTCCGAATCACTCGGGCAACTTGCTCAACAAAACCTGACAGCCTGGATGATTGACGTCATACGCCATGCAATGAATGGCACGCAGGAGCGGGAATTATCGCTGGCTGAATTATCCTGGTGGGCGCTCTGCAATCAGGTGGCGGATGCATTACCTGAGTCAGTATTACGTCGTTCGCTGGGGTTGCGTGCGGAAAAAATCTGCTCAGTGTACCGTGAAAGCGACATCGTACCGGGAGAGCAGACCGCCACCAGCATACTGAAGCAGCGCACAAAAAATCTTGCGCCGCTGCCTCACGCCCACCAGCAAAACCCGCCACAGGAAAAGACGGTGGTAAGCATTGCCGTTGATCCGGAGTCACCGGCTCAGTATCTCCAGCGCCAGAAACCACAACGGGAAGAGATGCCTGTATACACGCGTTGGGTAAAAACGCAGAAATGCATGACGTGTGGCAATCAGGCAGATGATCCGCATCACATCATTGGTCATGGACTTGGAGGGATGGGAACAAAGGCTGACGATTTGTTTGTTATTCCGCTGTGCCGTAAATGTCATAACGAACTGCACGCCGGGGTAAAAGATTTTGAAGAAAAACACGGCAGCCAGCTGTTGTTGCTGATTCGTTTTTTAATGCACGCGAGAAATTCAGGTGTCCTGAAGTGGAAAGCATAAATGACTGAGCGCATAGAATTTGTTTTGCCTTACCCGCCGTCGGTGAACACCTACTGGCGCCGTCGTGGTGGCGTATATTTTGTATCAAAAGCCGGTGAGCGTTATCGCCGTGATGTGGCGCTAATTGTTCGCCAGCAGCGGCTGAAATTAAACCTGTCCGGAAGGCTGGCGATAAAGATTATTGCAGAGCCACCGGATAAGCGCCGCCGCGACCTGGACAATATCCTGAAGGCACCACTGGATGCGCTGACGCATGCCGGACTACTTATAGACGACGAGCAGTTTGATGAAATCAATATTGTGCGCGGTCAGCTCGTTCCTGGTGGGCGACTGGGCGTGAAGATTTACGAAATAATGCATGACGGGCAGGTCAATAAATGAAGCTGGAAGATTTACCGAAATACTACTCCCCAAAATCGCCAGGTCTGACTGATGCATCCGTCTCGACGTCAAAAGATACGCTGAGTATCACTGATGTGATGGCTGCGCAGGGTATGACACAAGACCGTGCTGAGATGGGATTTTCTGCGTTCCTGGGGAAAATGGGCATCAGTATGAATGACCGGGAGCGGGCAACAGAACTACTGACAGAATATGCTCTCAGTCGGTGTGATGGCGTGGCGGCGTTAAGAAAACTTCCGGCAGAAATAAAACCGGCAGTGATGCGCATTATGGCTTCGTACGCTTTTGAGGATTATGCCCGCAGTGCAGCGAGTAAAAAACAGTGCCCTTGTTGCGGTGGGAAAAAATTTATTGAAAGCGTAGTTTTTACAAACAAGGTCCAGTATCCGGATGGTAAACCGCCGGTATGGGCAAAGTGTACAAAGGGTGTGTATCCGTCTTACTGGGAAGAATGGAAAAAAGTCCGGGAAGTGGTAAAAGTTGCCTGTCCTGAATGCGGGGGAAAGGGTGAGGTCTCCACCGCCTGTAAGGATTGCCGTGGGCGTGGTGTCGCCATTCATCGTGAAGAGTCGGTAAAACGTGGTATGCCTGTTATCAGAGACTGCCAGCGTTGTGGTGGTCGTGGCTATGAAAGATTGCCGTCAACGGAGGCGTTTAATGCCATATGCAAAGTGACGAGCGCTATCACTCTTGATACGTGGAAAAAATCAGTGAAGCGTTTTTACGATACGTTGGTGGTTCGGTTTGACATTGAGGAGGCATGGGCGGAGCGGCAGTTAAAGAGGGTAATGCGATAGTGTTGTTGATTTTTCACGAATCCGTGGTAAATTCGCACTAACGATGGGCGTTTTATGCCTGATGTTAGAAGAATTTTTACAGCCCGCCACCAGGCGGGTTTTTTTGTGTCCGAAAAACAGCACAGGACGTTAAACGCGCTGGTGGTTGCGAATACTGGTCTTTCAGCTTGCTGGCCTTTTCGACAAGAGTTATTGGTATGTCACGTTAACCAGAAAAGGAAAAAAGACTGCTAAAACAGCAGGATATGACCGAAACCGCCAGAGTGGTGTTTAATGAATTAAGCGTCACCGAACCGGCGACCGTCGGGGAGATTGCGCAGAATACTTACCTTTCACGCGAACGCTGCCAGTTAATACTGACCCAGCTTGTTATGGCGGGTCTGGCAGATTATCAGTTCGGTTGTTACAGACGCTTTCCGCAGTGAAGGCTTTTTAATTTGTGGTAATGGGCGGCTGGTGGGTGTTAGCGGCACCTGCCAGCCATCTGCTCATGCGTTGGGGTCACAAGCAAACCTCAGGCCCATCTGCTTTGCGCAAAAGCGGTATGAGCCTATCAGAGAAGCGCTTATTGATCTATGGCTAATACTGTAAAAATATCCAGTTGTGAGTTAATCAACGCTGATTGCCTGGAATTTATCCAGACCTTACCGGAAAACTCTGTCGATCTGATAGTCACAGACCCGCCATACTTTAAAGTGAAGCCCGAGAGCTGGGATAACCAGTGGAAGGGGGACGATGATTACCTGAAATGGCTGGACCAGTGTCTGGCGCAGTTCTGGCGGGTACTGAAGCCCGCCGGAAGTCTTTACCTGTTCTGTGGTCATCGCCTGGCATCTGACACCGAAATTATGATGCGTGAACGCTTTAATGTGCTGAATCACATTATCTGGGCGAAGCCGTCAGGACGCTGGAACAGGTGCAACAAGGAAAGCCTGCGGGCGTATTTCCCGGCAACAGAGCGCGTTCTGTTTGCTGAACATTACCAGGGGCCATATCGCGGCAAAAGTGACGGCTATGCGGCAAAAGAAAGGGAACTCAAACAGCACATAATGGCACCGCTGATATCGTATTTCAGGGATGCTCGTGCCGAACTGGGTATAACGGCAAAACAAATTGCCGAAGCCACAGGTAAGAAAAATATGGTTTCCCACTGGTTTGGTGCCAGTCAGTGGCAGTTGCCGAATGAGGCTGACTATCGGAAGTTACAGGCACTCTTTTCCCGTATAGCGGCAGAGAAGTTTCAGGAACAACAACTGGAACAACCACACCACCAGCTGGTGGCATCTTATGATTCACTGAATCGCAAATATTCTGAATTGCTGGATGAGTTTAAATCTCTCCGGCGCTATTTCTCCGTATCAGTCTCCGTGCCTTATACCGATGTCTGGACGCATAAACCCGTTCAGTTCTACCCGGGTAAACATCCGTGCGAGAAACCGGCGGATATGCTCCGGCAAATAATCAATGCCAGTAGTCGACCTGGTGATCTGGTTGCTGATTTTTTTATGGGATCCGGTTCCACAATAAAAGCAGCAATGGCGCTGGGGCGTCGGGCGTTAGGTGTTGAACTTGAGTCAGAGCGGTTTAATCAGACGGTGAAAGAGGTAAGTGAACTGGTGGGGAAATAATTCTGGTGGCCACGTTGCGTGGTCTTTTTATTTCCAACACAGCACCCGCAAATATCGCGAGGTGAGAGATGACGAAATGCCTCATAACCCAAATACCTGGCCGGACTGGCTGGAGTTGTTTCAGAGCTGGTGGCGTGGAGACACACCGCTGGGTGCAGTGATTATGTCGATCGTTATGGCTGGTTTGCGCATCGCCTATTTTGGCGGTGGTGGTGGCTGGAAGCGAAAAACGCTCGAGATTTTGCTCTGTGGCGCTCTGACGCTGACCTTTGCATCCGCTCTTGAGTATGTCGGATGGCCTAAATCACTTTCTGTTGCCATTGGTGGCGGTGTGGGGCTGATCGGTGTCGATGCTATTCGTGGGGCTGCAATGCGAGTAATCGGTAACAAGTTTGGTGGCTCTAAGGAGTAATTTATGCAGGTACTAAATTCCCAGCGTAAAGCTTTCCTCGATATGTTGGCGTGGTCAGAAGGAACGGATAACGGGCGACAGCCAACCCGCAATCACGGCTACGACGTTATTGTAGGTGGTGAGCTATTCACGGATTACTCCGATCATCCTCGCAAACTTGTCACGCTAAACCCGCAACTTAAATCAACCGCAGCTGGACGTTACCAGCTTCTTTCCCGTTGGTGGGATGCCTACCGCAAGCAGCTTGGCCTGAAAGACTTCTCTCCGAAAAGTCAGGACGCTGTTGCACTGCAGCAGATTAAAGAGCGTGGCGCTTTACCAATGATTGATCGCGGTGATATTCGTCAGGCTATCGACCGTTGCAGCAATATCTGGGCTTCACTACCGGGCGCTGGTTATGGTCAGTTAGAGCATAAAGTTGGCAGCCTGATTGCAAAATTCAAAGAAGCAGGCGGAACGGTCAGAGATATTGAGGTATGAGCAGAGTAACCGCGATTCTGTCCTCTTTGGTTATCTGCATCATCGTCTGCCTGTCGTGGGCGGTCAATCATTACCGTGATAACGCCATCGCCTACAAAGAACAGCGTGATAAAAAAGTCAGTGAGCTGAAGCAGGCAATCGCCACCATCGCTGACATGCAGCAGCGTCAGCGTGATGTTGCTGCGCTCGATGCAAAATACACGAAGGAGTTAGCTGATGCGAAAGCTGAAAATGATGTTCTGCGTAATGATGTTGCCGTTGGTCGTCGTCGGTTGCACATCAAAGCAGTCTGTCAGTCAGTGCGTGAAGCCACCACCGCCTCCGGCGTGGATAATGCAGCCTCCCCCCGACTGGCAGACACCGCTGAACGGGATTATTTCATCCTCAGAGAACGGCTGATGACAATGCAGAAGCAACTGGAAGGAGCACAGGAATATATCCGTACCCAGTGTATACCGTGATGTTTTGTTATGAAGGTGCTACTGGTAACGTTAAGGTAATTTAACAAAAAGTCAGTTCCGGACTTTATAGTGTGCTCAGAACATGGCCAAAAACGATTTCTGTGATAAATATTTTGAATATTATTTACAGATAAATGAAGTGGGCGCATGGATGGAAATTTACAATAGAGTATGAAGTATATGTCCGTATTGTATGGGCAGAGAAGGCAAAAACACGGTAATTCCTTGTGTTGCCATGATACCTGATTGGCAGAATAGTTGTTTGGTTTTGAGTATATAGTCAGCGTTTTTTGTTCAGTAATAGCTCTCTCAAAAAATAATAAAATAAGGTGATTATTTGGGTTTATTATTTAGTTTTTTTTGTGTGTTGTTTTGTTGTTTCTCTGTGATTTATTTTTTATTGTTATTTCATTAAAGGAAGGTAAATTCAGGATAGCAGTCTGTAGATAATCGGAGGTCACTTATGCTACATGATCACCTGGCAGAATGTCTGGAGAAAAAAGGACTGTACCGGAGAGCAGCTGAACGATGGGCAAAAGTGATGGTACAGCTAAGTGATGACCAGAAAAGAAAAGTGGCGGCACAGAAACGAGCAGAGTGTTTGCGTAAGGCGCGCCGGACTCCGGTTTCACCGGTGAACCTGACAGAAATAAAACAAGCGGTCAACAGACTACATTCTGAGTTGGGAATGGGATTTGAAGAGCGGCGGGTATTCCGACGATATAAAGGGACAGGAGAACAGAATACGTCCGGAAACGCGCGGTCAAAAAAATGCTAA